TAAGTGTACGTGAGCCCATAACAACAATGCCAGAACCTGTAATGTAACGAATTGCATTTACTGGGTTAGCTGCTGTGTTAAGAGAATCAAGGTCACTATTGCTAATTGATGCGATAGAGATTGCACCAGCAACGCGAGTCTGAAGACCCGCTGGGGCTTTAAATACACCACGGGATGCGTCTGTTGCCATAAACAAACCAGTTACAGAACCACCGGCACCTACAGTTAAAGTTGCGCCAACAACGTTAGTTGTTGGGTCTTTGATTGTAAGAGGTGGGTAGTAAACAGCGCCAAATGATGTTGCATTATAAGAATTTGCACGCGTAATTTGGTGTGCTGGGGTATCGTTAATTCCATCAATAACAACAAATACGTCATTGCGATTTTGTGCGTAATTAAGTGCAAGGTTTACAGATGTTGAATCCGTAGCTCCTGGCAAATTAAGTACCAAAGAATTTTTAACTGTATCAAAACCGCTGAGGCTATTTGCAGTATCCGTTGATGCCGGTGCTGCGCCCGTGTAATCAACACCGCCAGATAGGGATACCAAAGTTGCGTTTACTGGGTCTCTTAAAGCTCCAACAGCGTTAGAACCAAGATCAGTAACGGTTACATAAGCAGATTGTCCGTTAATAACTGATGGAGCATAACGGTTATCGGTGGTCACCATTGATAAATCAAGGAAGCTTTCAACAAGATTTGCTTGAGTTGTTCCGCCTTGATAAATTGCAATATCAACATAGCCTGCTTGATTGACAGAATCAGAAATATTAACGATGAGGTTATTGCCCCAAGTTCCTGGATTTTGTGCAGAGATTTTTAATGTTGAGGCCGGTGAAGCGTTACGATCATTAAAAGTACGGCTAGCGGTTGCTGCAGTTGTGGCTACAGTACGAAGAATATAAGCCGAGCTGCCTCCGTTTGAGAAGAACAAAAGAACTGCAAGGTGCAAATTATTGTTTGCTGTCCAACCACCGTAATAGCTTAGATACTGACTCCAAGAATTTACTAGGGTAGGTGTTGTTGGACCTTGCGCTGTGTAGCCAGCAAATGCTGCTACAGAATTTGAGGATGGGCCGAGTACAGAGGGAAGAGGGTTGAGGACTTCCTGAACATATACGCCGGGCCGAAGGTATACAGCCATTTTTTACGCTCCTGTGGTTGAGATGAATTTGGTGGATTGAATTGAAGTTTGGCCCGAGGGGAGATCCCCATTGTTCGTAAGGTTGACCTTTTGTACTGGCTTTGAGAAAGCTGATACCTGTAGTGGAGTCATCTCACTCATTACCCTTATGCTAAAGACGTTTTGAAAAACACGTCTTCCATCCTCGACGCGGTCGCGTTTTACGAACCCTTCGAGAAACATATGTCTAGCAACAACTCCACCATCACCGTTTGCATCAGGGATTAGTAGGTGGCCGTATTTGCCAGGTATTTTTTCATTAAGCATGTAATAAATAATTGAACGATCGTGGCGGGGATGGCGCGAGTATGTGGTTACTTGGTAGAACAAATCATAAACAACTGGTGCGTAGTAGTTGTACGTTGTTTGTCCGTCTGCAGTAACGGTTCCTCTATTTGTATCATCAACCCAGTAACCAGAGCTTTGGCGGTCGTTGGCTTCGCGAATGTCATACAACTCAAGAACCGCATATGGATACTCTTGAGTACGAAGTTCAATATCTGGGTATCCGTAGTACACCTTGAGTGATCTGTTTGCGTTGGCAAGGTCTGAAACAGTAATTCCTTGAAGAAGAGTTTTAAGGGCGTTATCTTCTGCAAATATAAATCCAGTACCTAAGCTCATGGAAGTATCCCTTCTTGAAAGAGATACTCAACGGTTTCATTAACCATTGCGTTTTTAATTTGAAATTCCGCATCAATCATCCAAGGGCGCAAAACAGCGTTTGCGCTTACTTCGGTTGATCCGTACTCGTTATCAAAAATTGAATCTGTGTCGGTCTCATTATACGAGACACCGATTACTCCGTTATCAGAAGTTACGGTAATAGGATGATTCCACCCTTTGCGGGCTGCCATCTCTTTAAGTTGTTTATTTAAAGACGGAGCTATTTTCTTAGCCGTCTTTGGTCCCAAGGAAGAAGTATCCATTTATTTCTTCTTCTTATTTTTCATGTCTTTACGGATTTTTTTGCCAAGCAAATATCCGGCAAGAACTCCACCAGCAAACGCTGTGGATCCCGAAACTGTTCTACCCTCCTCTTGTGCTGTAAGACGTGCGCCAACAGAACCCTGAACAAAGTTCTGGGAATCCTGTCCTGGATATGGATATCCGGCCATCGCAAATCCTCCTAAAGCAACATTACAACGCAGAGGTAAAACTTGTTCCCCGCATGGGAACACTTAATGGTAAATGAAAAAGCCCCCGCGCGGGGGGCTTAGTCATTACTTAACTGTCTTTTTTACTTTTTTAGCTAGGGACTTGTCCATCTTTTCATCCTTCTTTGCAGAAGGCTTTTTAGCGTCCATCTTCTTATCTTCTTTTTTAAAGGCAGCCTTTTGTTTAGAAGACATGCCTTTCATAAATTTAAGATCCGCTTTTGCGTCTTCCTTAGCGGTCATCTTTTTTGCTGTCATTACTTCTTCTTGCCCATCTTTTTCATAGATGCTTTTGGCATTGCAGCACTCTTCTTAACTGCAGCTTTCTTTGCCTTCATTCCTGGCATAGCCTTCTTACCGCAACCGCATGTAGCGCACATATTAGTTACCTTCCGTTGAATCGAGTAGATTGGTTTCACGACGAATATACGACAAAGGATTTAGATCATCCTCAGTTGGTGCATCCGCCAAAAGAGTTGGGAGTTCTGTTTCTGCAGATTTACCCGCCTCAATAGTTGGTGCAACTTCAGCAGCCAATTTTTCAGCAGCTTCCATTTGAGCTACGCGAGCTGCTTCAAGTTCTGGGTCAACAAGTTGGACTTCTACAGCTGCTGTTTGAGCATCAGTAGTGGTTTCGCCTTCTACAGGTAGTAGTTCTGACATTACTTTTTCTTCGCTTTCTTCTTGACCTTGGCTGGCAATTTCTTTCCCTTAGGGGTTTTATTCTCCCACTCTTTAGCCATTTCTGGATGCTGAGAGTACATAAATTCCCTTTGAGCTTGGGACTTAAAAGGCATTTTAGGTATCGTGTTCTGGAAGTATGTCGTTAGTAAGAGCTGGAAGATCTTCACTACTAACATATTGCTGAAACTGTGGATCATTGACCATTTCTTCAGCCTTGACTTGGATACAGTCTACAGAAAGCAGAGAGTATCTATCTTTGATAATTCCGGCTTGTTGGACAATATACGGGCGCCAGACCTCACCTAGCCAAATAATTCTTCCCCGACCTTCTAGGTGGGGATTTCCTACTACGTTAGGCATGATGCGCTCAACTTGCTCATAGTCCAAGGTAAGGTGGAGCATGTTTCCCGAATAGAAACCGCGCTCGCTCATATCAATTTCACCTTGTTTAATAAGAGCTCTAACTACTGGAAGATCAAACGGCCCAAGCCAACGGCGACCCCCGGTATCAGCCCCCACGTCGTACACAGGATCTTGTACGGTACTAGCGGGGTCAAAGACGTACCATTTAGCTAGGGTTCCCACAGGGCTTTGCACATCTGCGGCTATGCCGTCAAGAATTGCGTCAGTCTCGAAATCCCCATCAAAACGACCGCCAGGATTATAAGCTCGCACGCGCTCCCCTAGGATAGATAATAACCAAGGTTACTCTTTAATCTTTCGTCATTTGGGTTAATCTCGCACGCTTTAGTGCCATACTCAATTGCTTTTTCTTTGTAACCTAATTTATAAGACGCTAAAGCTGCAAGGTCGTAAGGGACTTCATTCCAAGCCCATGCTTCGGTTAAATACTCAAGTTTTCTATCTTCAATACTAAGTGCCATTTGAGAGTACAAATAACACGATTCCCAGTCACTTTCAAGGTACCCAAGTCGAGCCAATTCTACATATGGCTCACGTCTTCCCGGATCCTCATCAGCAGATTTAAGAAACCAAGTTTTCTTTTCAGTAGTTTTTGTACACATTAACCCTAAGTGCCTCATAGCAGCAGCTCGTTCAGCTTTCCAAGTTGCTTTAGGCAACGCTAGATAACGCTCAAACTCTTTTATAGCAAGGTCGTATTGATTGTGAAAATACAGTTCTCTTGCATAGTAATAGGCATTTCTATCGTCGTTTGAATCTTCTAAAACAGATTGAGCAAGGAGAGGGAGATATTGAGCGCGTGATTTTGTTTGATCAGGATAATGATGAATATGTAAATTTAAATATTCTTGAGTTTCATCAATCCGATCAGGAGTAAGAACCTCATGAACAGGGTGTTTCCAACGATAGCCATGACGTTTATGAATATGGTCACCCCAAAATTGAACACCGGGCGCCCCGTTAGATTCCCAGCTCCATGTATAGGTGTAGCGCGGGCGGGTAGTTGTAGCTTTTTCCATTTCGGCACGCCAGCCTTTGATAAGCATCTCATCCATATCAACAGATATGCAGTAATCAATATCGGTTGGAATAAGAGCTAACGCGGCATTTCTTGCATCATCAAAGCGCCAAGGCTTGATTGATATTTGCTCAACATGGATGCCAAATTTTTTGGCTTTATGAACAGTCTTATCGGTTGATCCCGTATCTACAATAAGAAGATAATCAGCATCTTTATTTGCATAATACCAACGCTCAACAAAGTGCTCCTCATTGAGGGCAATTGTATATACGGCTACTTTCATAGCCTAAGTTTAACTTAGTTAGCGGTTTGAGCGTTAGCGATGAGCAGGCGACCGTAGATTGTGCTGCCCGCATTACTTGTCCAAAATTCATAAACGCTACGGCCGGTTGTAGCCTGCGTAGGTGCGGTTCCGCCATTCCATGAGACACCTGTCCATGTTACGGTGTAAGAAGCCGGGTTATAAATTTCGGCATACCAACGGTAACCATACTTTGTAGCCAAAGAGGTTACGTTCCAACTTAGGGTTGCATTTCCTGAAAGCACAAGCTTTTCATAACCACTGCCTGAAGTGTTGGATCCAATAGTATTTGGAAGAGGGGTAAGAACTGATGTTGCGCCAGAAACTCCTGTTAGGTAGTTACCATAATAGGTAATTCCAGCATTAATGTATACAGAAGAGTTCTTCTGTATAGGGCTTGGATAAGTTGTAAGAGCCATTAGTTGGAGACCGCAACCCTTCCTTTAACGTTAATACCGTCAAGTGTATAGAACTGAATAACGTTGTAATTATTACCTAAAGCTAATGATCCGCCATCGTAAGCCACGTTTCCAGTACCGCCACCAAAGGCAAGGGAGACAGAGAAAGTAACTTGCTGTGAGGCTGTGTAAGATCCAAAAATACCAGAGTTAGGAATGAACTCTACAAACCACATATACCCGTGGGTAGCCGTTACGTTAGTACCGGCACCCGCAGGCAATGTTTGTGAACCTACATAGTTTGTGTTGAGGTCAAAATTAACAGTAATTGCTGTAGTGGGTGCGGACACCTTTACATACGGAGTAGCAATTGGGTTGACTGTTTGAGCGGTGGAAGGGGCGCTAATTGCATTTAAATTAACCGCTGCCTGTGCATTTGTATAAGCAAATGTATGAGCTTTAAATAGCGTAGGTACAGAGTTTAAAGGCACTTGCCCTCTCCTTTATTAATATGAAAGTGATGCGTACAAAAGCTTGCCGATAACGGTTACGCCGTCATGGCTAATGAACTCAATCATGCTTCGTCCTGTACCGGAGGCTAGGGTAGGGG